CTGGAAACTCTGGGAATCCATCGTCTCGCAGTTTGTACGCTCTGCATTGCTCACAATAGTTGTACAAAAAGATTTCATATTCTGTGCCGTTACTAAACGGCTTTGATGGCAAATTACTCATCACTCGTCCTCCTGTTTTTCTGTGCATTCCTGTCCGTATTCGCAATACTGATATGCCGGACAATCCCTTCCATCCATACATCCATATTCATGACCGCATGTAAAGTTTGCATCTTTCACCATTGCGATTCTGTCATTATCATCAAGCCAGTCCATTTCTCTTTTGCCATTGGAATAATATTTGTCTAAAGACGGGCATCTGTTGGCTCGAAGTCCCGTATAGCCGTAATCGCATAGCCTATCATCCATTACCGCATAAGCTAATGCCTTTCCTCTTGATTCAGCAAAAACTACTAACGTAATGCCTTCATCGCAATTACGGTCAGTCACACAATATGCTTTCATCACTCGTCCTCCTGTTCCAAAAGATAGTTGCATCATTTATATTGTCTGCCTTCAGGATGCATCCGCAGTCTATGCACATGACATAACCGTATGCTTCCCCTCTCATTCCACTGTCCCACCATGCGTCTGGTTGATCAATTTCCCCACAGTCAAGATCTTCCCTGCCGCAGAATGGGCATGGTTTTAATTCAGCCATTGTTCACCCTCCTGTTCCATGCCTCTATGGCTGCTTTTTCGCTAGAATCCTTCCCACTCACTGACGCACCACATTTGACACATTTGGCCACCGACCAAAATCCCTCAAACTGACTTCCTTCACTTGTGACTTTAATGTCAGTGCTGCCACAAAACGGACAAGGCTTCCATTCAGTTATCTTTTCCATCGTTCCACCTCTCCAAAATCTTTTCCAGTTCGTCCTGCATCATTTCATCCGCAGCAGCGTTATGCCATTTCCAACGGTTTGCTTCCTCAACCTCGTTCGGATCTGCATTTCTCATGTACTTGTCTCGCCACTTCAGCAATGCTTTATCGGCCTCCGTAGGTTTCATCCAGTCAGCCGGATCCTGGTCGGCCCCATATCGTGCCAACTGTGGTTCTACTTTCTCGTAGTGATCACCTTGCTGCACAAATAAGATCTTGTTCTCTGGCATTATCCAATGCTCCGGCCGGTTTGTCCTTTGCCCATGCTCCAACCGGTCCGGTTCCTTGCGGATCACGTACCAAACGATCCATATCAGACCGATCAGCGCAGCACCTATGGCAAAACCCAGGATCAGGCAAAATAATCTTGGTGTCATTTAATCACTCCCTTCAAATAGTTTTCCCATGCACACGATCGAAAAATATATTTATTGTTAACCCACCTTGCCAGTTTTTTTGCCATTGGATCCACATAATCACTGTCAAAGTCCCTATATGGCTGTGCAAATACTTCTACGCCGAAAGAATTAAGAGCCAAGATCCGAGCATGTGCCTCATCGACGTCTTTTATCAGTGCATAAACAAATATCCTGTGTGGTTTCAGACCTTTGCCTCCCAGCAACTTAACGGTCTGAATAACTGCCGGAACATCATGCTCAGTATCGCAGGCCAGTCTTAGAAACCTGATCCAAGGAATTGCAGCAAGAGTCTCAGCCATTTCATCATCAACCAGCCGATGGTCCAGCCCCTGATTGAAATCTATGCGGATGTCTGTTCTTCCGGCCATTTCCTTCATCTGCAATCTTCCATGTTCGCAAGCAAGAACATTATTATCCATGAACAAAATCTTTTTGCTGTCCGGGCGTTTAATGTTTTGCCATGTATTTACTGCGTGAATCTGTCCTTCCTTTCTGGGGACAATGCACCATGGACATTTCCGGATGCATCCCCTGGTTAAAAATCCGATGGCATAATCATATTGCGGATATATGCTGTAGTCAGGAAACGTGTTTTCTACATTATCCGGCAGTACATTGCCATACATCTTGTACCCAGTACCACCTTTTACAACCGTGTCAGCATCTATGCAGTATTCATAGTCAGGCGTGAATGTAAAAACCTTTGACATGTATACCCTGTCCATATGTCCGGAAAACATCGGTTCATACCATTCGACAGAATCGCCTTGTGCCTTATGCCATGAAGACAATTTCATGAGTGCCAGGTTTGGGAAGTTGTGTCCATCGACATCAATAAGGCCTATCTTCATTTCATCCCCCTTCAATACCTGCTCACGTAATACCTGGACTGTTCATATGGCGTCCGGAAATTCTTCTTCACCGGTTGTGGTTTTTCCTTCGGCCTCACTGCCTCTTCCTTTTCCTTCAGCCGGATCCAGCGGTATACGGTTGTCTCACTGATGCCCAGCATCTTGCCGGCTTCCCGGACACTGTATCCTTTTCGTACAAGTTCAATTGCTTTGTCTTTAATTGCTTCTTCGATTCTCGGATGTCCCATTGTTTTCACCTCACCAAATTATTCTTGCTGTCCAGGATCCTGCCGGCAGTATCGTAGTGATAGAGTTCGTCCGGCCGGTCCGGGAAAGCGTACAGCCTGCCTTCTGCGTCTGTCAGTCTGCCATGTCGGTCGAGCCTGTCGAAGTTGTACTGCGGATTCTGCCACTCACTAGACTTTCGCTGAAGGATCTGGTTCTTCTGTTGCAGGAACCACTTCACGTCCGGAGCAAACCTATTGCCATCCGGCTGGGCCATATATTCATCGAATCTGCGTAAAGCATCATCTGTGTCCATCCATCCAAGCATCCGATACCATTCCTGCGCGACAGGTGCATGTAGCTTTCCGCTCTTGTCAGTGATATGTTGCCGGAAAGACGGATAATGTACGGCAATAGTCTGCAGCAGGTCACAAATCCCAGTCATATCCATCTGTCTTTTCCTCCTTGTTGTAGTCCTGTTGGTATACTCCCTCAATCAAACTCACGATTCTGTCCGGTACGATCCAACGGTCGAAATATACATGTCCTCTTTTCGCCAGCCATTCCGAATCCTTAACACTTTGGATAGCCTCTAGCACTCCTTCTTCGCCAACCATAGATAATGCCAGTATCAAGTTGTCATATCTCATGGTCATCGGGACGATGCTCTTAATCGGAATCACATGCGGAATCTCATTCCAGGCAGTCATAATTCTGTTCAGCAGGTCGTCTGACGGAATCGGTGCATCCGATCCTTCTGCTTCTGCCATAGAACTATAGTTATAGCCAATACCTATATTCTTATTGTCATTGTTATAATTATTATAATTATTGTATGTGGGGAACCGTTGTCCCATCGTTGTCCCATCGTTGTCCGTTGGGTTGTCCCATCGTTGTCCGTTTGGGTGGGGAATTGTTGACCGTTCCGTTGTACTATTCGTTGTCCCGTGATTCTGATAATTGTCGTAATTTACAATGGTTATCGTTGTCCCTTGCGTTGTACTTTCAATAGCTACCATTCCGTCACCTTCAAGTAGCTTCAAGAATCCACGGACTGTCTTCCTGTCCCATCCCCATCGTTCAGCAAGTGATTTCAGGCTTCTGTAAACAACGCCTCTTTTCCCGTCAATAATCTTTCCCCCGGAGTAAAAGGGCTGGTCTTTATAATTTGCCATAATTAGTAAATCGATCCATGCCTGACCCTTCCCAAATGGTTTACTTGACCAGACCCAGTGGTCCACGATTTTCCGGTCTATTGAAATCCATCCTTTTTCGCTCATCACTTAGCCCTCACCAATGTGATGCTGATCTCCGGATAGAAATATTCAACCAGCTTCTTCTTGATCTTGAATGCCTCTGTCTCTACTCCCTTTACATCTTCAACGATTGTCATGCCATCCACCTGATACCGAAAGTCTGCACGATATACCATCCGTCTGACAGCTTTCCCGTTCTTCCGGTATGCCGGCAGGATCTCATACTCTGGCTGCAGTTCCAGGTCCGAGATGAGGCCGGTATCCTGGGCAGTTTTGAGTTTCTGATATCTTTTAGCTTCGGCCTTGGAATCAAACCGGATCCCATCGAAATAGGTTTTCTGCGCTTTATATTTGCTCTTCATGGTTTCCCCTTCTGGGGAGCCTGTTTTTCAGCTCCCCGTCTGCATCGTCTATAGTTACGCGTGATAATACTCCTTGCCATGAAGGTGTCTTAGTTACCGAAGAATGCCTGTTCTACAGACATCTGTTCATTGGTTGCTGGTTCTGGCATTGGCGTTGTTGTCGGCTGTGGCTGCGGTTCCGGTTCCGGCTGGATCTCTTCCATGTCAACATAGTCCTTGGATCCGTCCTCACGTATAACTGCCTGGTCAGCCTCATAGGCCTGCTGCATTTCAATGCTCATGATTCCCCATTTGCTGATCAGCTGCCGGATCATGGTCTTAATGGCCATGCCATCGAAGTCCTTCTCCCAGAAGGTATAGCCTTTATGCGCGGCGTAGCCTTTGCTGTATTTCAGTGCGTGGGATTCCATCTTCTGCCGGCTCCAGTAAAGGGATTTCCGGAAGCCATTGGTATATTCAAACATCGCATAGTAGCCAATGGTCGGAGCCTTCTCCCTGGCTTCTTCATCGTCAATCAGATCTACTTCGATAGTCTCTTCCAGGGGATCGTAGCGGATCAGTTCACCTTCCTTGATTGCCAGTACATTGATTTTCTTGTACTGCCCGGAGCGGATTGCCAGCTGGATATATCCCTTGTATCCAAGCTGGAACTGTGCTTCCGTTACTCCCTGCCTGTTGTTCTTGAATGGAACCATATAGTAATGACCCAGCTGCGGAGATGGAGAGAGCTTCAACCCTTCGCCGAGAAGAGCGGCTGACAGGATGCTCTGCTTTGTGCATTCCTGCAGTGCCGGATTCGTCTGAACTGCGGATACCACGGATGTTATAAATGTCTTACTGTCTTTAACAATGCTGTTGATCTGTGCCTGAACGGCCTGATTGGACATATAGGCTGCGATACCCATTCTCTGCTGTCCGTTCCTTGCTAATTGATTTTGTACTGCCATGATTTATCTCCTTTCAGATCTTTTCAAACTGTATTCCCTCTGCCTTCATGAAGTGGCTGAGCTTTATTGCTTCTTCCATGGTTACGTATACACGGAAGCATATCTCCGTCTTGGCCTCTAATTCGCCCATATCCGGCTTTTTGTCCAAATCCATGATTTCCTTCATAGTCACCTGAACAGGCTCGGATTCCTGCGGTTCCGTTTGCGGAGCGGCGGCTTCCGCAGCCTTCTTCGCTTCCGCAATCTGCTTCAGGTGATCCACCTGCCAAAGAGCGTCATCTAACTTAAGTGACTTCTTATATGTTTCCTGTGCCTCGAAAGGATATTCCGGCAGCCTTGACAGCATCTGCAGGTCCGCATCGATCCGGCTTCGGATAGCAGCCATAGCTTCTTCTACTTTCTTGACGGGACAGGTAGCATTCAACCACTTCTCATCCCAGATCTGATCCAGCATCAGCCAGTGATATGAATCATCAAAGGATGTCTGGAAGATCTCTGCGATCTGCGCGCGCTTCTCTTCCTTCTTCAGCTCTTCATAATCTTTCACCTGCTTATCGATGGCGTGAGAAGCATCGTCCACGATCTCACAGAGGATACCGACCTTGTCCTTGAAGTCTTGAAAAGGCCCCATGTATTCCTTTTCCAGGCGGATCCGCTCGTCATTCAGGGTCTTCTTCAGCTTGTTCAGCTTTGCCCGGTCCGCTTTTGCTTCTTTGATGGTGTCGGCGGTGTATACCATCGTCTTATACTGAACTACTGACTCTGTTAATTCTTCCTTCAGTTCGTCAAAGTTAAACTGAATCGGTTCAATCTTAGGTATCTGTTTTACTACTAATTCCATGGTTATCTCCCTTCCAATTACTGTGAAATATCATCAATGGTCATCTGCGGATCCGGTGCCTGCATCAGCGTCCATCCCTCATAGTCAGACTCACAGAGCATCATCTGTCCGGTAGGAATATCCGCGCTATACGTAGACTTGGTCTGAACTGCGCTATTGACGGTGTAGGAAATCTTGATTCCGTCACGCCGTTTGTTGTAGCCATCCAGGAACATTTCCTTCTCAAGTTTGATTTTGATTGTGACGGATCCGTCATCACCTTTCCCTTCTGCGATAAATTCAATCACAGAACCCAGCGCGTCATCGGCGCTCATGATCACCGGAGCAAATGCCGGATCTTCCAGCGTAAAATTGATGTTGTTCTTTTTCATGTAATCTCCTTTCTAAATTCCCGGCAGGATCAGACCTGGCCGTTTCTTTTCTTTCACATATTTCCAAAACTTCTCTGATTCCGTAGCCAGCAGTTTTATATCGTCCTCTACCTCTTCTCTCTCGATCAGATAATGCTTTGTCTGCAGGTATGGAAAGCCATCGATCTCGGATTTAAGCTGCGCTTTCAGGATTGCAAAATCATATTCTGTAACCATCAAATACCATAAAACCTGGATGTAGTAGTTGTCCGGGATCCGGTCATGCCATTTCTCGCGCTGCATGGATTGCAGAATATTGGTTGTTTTAATCTCAAGGATCCCCATTCTTCCGGTTTCTTTTTCGATCAGGACACCATCCAGTGAAGCTGCTGCCCAGGGATACTTGTCATTGGTGTAGCTGTTGTTGGCTTCGTACAGGACTTCGTATTGAGGAAAATCCAGCTTGAACAGTTCCCTTAGATAGTCTTCTGCCTGGGTTCCGTACTGCACATAAGGCTTATCAGAGATATCTTCCGGATCCACCAGCCCGGTCTTTATCTGCCACAGTTCAAGGTTACTCATGTAGGGATTCATCCCAACAATGGCAGAAGCATCGGACCCACCGATATAATTTTTCCGATTTTCCAGCCATTCTTCACGGCTGTTCAGAATCTTCTTCGTTACCATCGTCCGCACTCCTTTCAAGAGCGTTAACAATCTCGTCAAGCAGTTTTTCCCTTATCTTTTTTCTGAACTCTTCCGGATCCAGATAGATGGCATCAATCAGCGAATCCGAAAAGAGTACTTTCAGCCTTTCGGCTTCAGCCTCGTCTTCTGTCTTATCGATTTGAAGAGCAACAACCTGCACGATTGTTGTCGCCTCGCTCATCAGCTTTGTCAGCTTTCCATTTAACTCAACTGCTTCGCCTTCGTATTTAATCATCGTCCAAATCTCCTTTCATACCTTTCGATAAATTCGTCCGCGCTTGCAATCGCCGCGTCAGATCTCCTGATCGATTCCTGCGACCTGATGATGCAGGTCACACCCATGCCCACAATCGCCATGATCAGCAGGATCAGCAGCGTTGTTCTAATAATCTTCATCATGTTTCAATCTCCTTCCAATCTCATAAACCACATTGACGGTTACCCCATTTCCTGCCTGTTTGTACAGCTGTGAATCACTGTTCACAAACTGTGCTTTGTCAAAGTAATCGTCCGTCCATCCTTGAAGCCTGAAACACTCTTTTGGAGTGAGTTTGCGGATTGCTATGTAGCATTCGTACTTCGGATACCAAACTGCATATACTGTGCAATCTTTGGATAATTGAATGTACAGACTTGGAGGTGATGCATTGTTTTGGGTTTCAACCTTACATCCACCTATCGGATCTACGGAAACGGCAACACCCTGCCGGTCCTGTGCAGTCAGGGTGAAGCTCTCATCCCCATCTTCTTTAAACCGTCTGCCTTTTTGCCGTTTTTCTGCGCGGTCCGGTGTAATAACCGGTATTGCAATCCTTTGTGCATCCTTGTAGTCTCTTGCAGTAATGGTTCTTGTGAGTCCTCTGATGTCGACAACGTGTTCATGCTGGTGCTTGCAATCCTTATTGATGACGCTGATTGCCACATGTGGTTCTCTTCCACCACCTTCCATACAATTAAGTGATGGAGATACACCATCCGGTGAATAGACTCTTCCCTGATTTGGATTGTCTCTGTTTGTCCCTGGTTGCCTGCCGATCTGCATTACTTGAACACGATCCGATCCGTCTGCTCCTTCGATAGGAAATATCTTTGCGGAACCTTTGGTTCTAAGATGTCCGAAAGTGTAGACACGTTCCCTGTTTTGGGGAACACCCCAATCTTTAGAGTTGAATATCTGCCATTGGATGTCATACCCCCCCTCATCCAGCTCAAGGAGAATGGCAAGGAAGTCAAATCCTCGGTTGCTACTAAGCATGCCCTTAACATTCTCATAGATAAGCCACTCAGGTCGATCTTCTTCTGGCATTTCCCGTAAGATTCTAAATACTTCTCGAACAAGTGAGCTTCTATCTCCTTCCAAGCCTGCTCTTGCTCCTGCGAAGGAGAAGTCTTGGCAGGGTGCTCCAAAGCACCAGCAGTCAGCTTTTGGTACACATCCGGCATGCACTGTTCTAATGTCATTTGCATACCATTCTCCGTTGAGGTATTCATCTTTCAGTATCTCCTTTTGTCTTTTCTTCAGATCCAGGGTTGACAGATATTCTCTCTGTTCTTCTGTAATCGTGTGCATGGATCTGTAGCTTGCACTTGCGTATTTGTCCCATTCACAGAAACCAACACACTTGTGTCCGGCTAATTCCATTCCTCTCCGAAAACCACCGATACCGGCAAACCAATCAATGAACTTCATGACGCCAGTACCTCCCCCACCTCTCCGGACTCCAGCAGCTTCTTGAATCTCGGTACATCTATGTAGATGACGGAGTTCACTGCTCCGGAAGTCCGGAATGTAAACTCCCCGGCCAATCTGCTGTGAACCAGCCTCTGCATGGACTTCAGAGGGAATCCCGTTTCCCGGCAGAATCGTTTCATGCTTACGTAGCTTTTTTTAGATTCCATATCCAATTCCTTTCTGCGTTTTGTTCAAACCTTTGAACTTTTATCCCAAAAAAAATACAGCCCAACATCCTTGATATCTATATCCAATGCCCGGCACCACTTGATCATGTCTGCCTGGGAAAAGCCTGACCTGCCGTTCATCTTCTTGGATAGGGTCTGATTCGATATAGATAAATGGGAAGCGAACTGTTCCTGTGAACCGAACTTCTCAATTATTCTGCCTTTAAGTTTTTGGTATGACATGTCCTCTCCTTTCTTCTATTTTCTCTTTTGTTCAAACCTTTGAACTTGTCTAGAGTTTAAACCTTTGAACCTTGCTTGTCAACCACTTTCGTTAAAATTCTTAAACTATTTATTGAAGGCTTTGAACCGATGCAGTATAATCCTTATGGATAAAAGGGGTGATAGATTATGATGGAAAAGCTAAGTATTAAAGTTATGGAAGAACTATCCAGAAAACGAATTATTTATTTACTGGATACATTTTGTGCTGGGGACAGGAAAAAATTCGCTGACAAGGTCGGCATTGGTAAATCTTCCATTTCTCAGTATGTAAACGGGACAAATTCCCCTGGGAATATCACAGCGATGAAAATCGGCAAGGCTTTTGGGGTAGATCCGATGTGGGTGATGGGCTTTGATGTTCCAATGAATAAGGCAGATATTGCAGAAAAGATTAGCAACATGGATCTCGATCTGTTGGATCTTCAGATCATGGAGCTGTACAAGAAGCTGCCCATCGAAAAGAAGAAAGCACTCATCCAGTTTTTGAAGTCGCTTGGTGAGTAGTTTATTGGACAGCAAATCAAATATCATGCAGTTACTCCGGGATGAGAAGATCTGAAAAGGAGATGACAGTATGAATGATTTATTATCTGATGAGGAAGTTGCTCAGATGGTTTCCGAATTGCCGGCAGAAGATAAGCTGCTTCTGCTTCGAGTGCTTATAGAACTCGATAAAACTCGACAATAATGCTGTTGACTAATTGTTGACTAAACAGCAAAAGGACCCGCTCCGACACAGGTCCTTCGCTTGTAATAATTGGATATGGGTGCAACCAATATGGGTTTTACCAGATAAAAAAACAATATCGTTGAAAGGAGATTTGCTTTATGGATATCCGGCATTTTTATTATACATCTCCTTTTGCAAACGGGAAAGGAGAAACAAGACAAAATGTCAAAGAAGAAACTATCAAAACAGATCAGCCTCGGCTACGATCCGATGACCGGCAAGCGGATCCGGAAGAGGATCTACGCCAACGGCACGCAGGAACTGCGACAGCGTGAGAATGATCTTAGGGCTGAATTTGCCAATCAATGCAACCCATCCGGAATGACATACGATGAGTATGAAAGAAAGTGGTGGAATGCGAACTGCTCACATCTTGCACCGGCTACGCAGACCAGTTATGAGAAGATGCTGAAAAAAATGGAGCCAGTCCGATATATGAAGATGTCCCAGATCATCCGGACAGACTTACAGCAGATTATCGCTAACGACTGGAGCCATCCAACTACCTGCGAGAAATTAGCGTCCCTGATGGGGTCTATATGGAGGAATGCGGTCTTTGACGGCGTAGTCCAGAAGAACATCGCCGAAAGGTTAAAACGTCCGAAAAAGGGCAAATCCGTTCGCAGAGCGTTAACACAGAAGGAACTGGATGCTATTAAGATTGCGAAGTTCACGCCGGACGAGCGGTTGATGGTCGATATCCTTCTTCAGTTCGGACTGAGGCCAGGGGAAGCGTATGCCCTGGATATGCGCTCCTTTGACCGGAAAACCAGGATGCTGACGATCAACAAGGCCCTGACACATAAAGACAACCTGCCTATCATTAAGACTACTAAAACCGGCGTCACCAGGCGGTTGCCTATTCCGGACTCCTTTTGGAACAAACTGCCCAGCAAGCGGATGTACTTATTCACAAATTCTGAAGGGACACTTCTGAAGCGGAATGAAATGGTGAACATGACACTTCATATAGTCCTCAAGATTAATTACGCCATGGGTGGGACTTATTACATCCGGGCAACAAACCTGTCCTTATATACCTTCCGGCATAATAAAGCCAGCCTGCTCTATTACATGCCGGGAGTCAGCATGAAGAAAAAGGCTGAGTACATGGGCCATTCAGAAACGATGTTTTTAAAGACGTATAGCCATTTGATTGAAGAGAAAGAAGACATCGAACTGCTCCGGCAGGAAGTCGTGTAGCGTTCCAAAAGTGTGCCAAAACAGTGTCACAGACGGCTATTTATAGGGACTACTTGTAACTACTTGAAACAGCAGCAAACCCAGTAAAATCAGGGCTTAACGCCTATTTTCTAAGGATCAGTAGAAATTGTTGTGAATGAATATATTGCATTTTAAAGCATTGAATTTAAGCCGTTTGTCGTGGTTAGTGTTCCAATTCTGTGACAGGCATGCTATAATACTTGCACAAGGTAGTTTATAGTCAATATTGAAAACTCGGCTTGTTGCAGTGAAATACCCCTGGAGAAATCCAGGGGCGTTTCTTTTTTAATAGTATTTTATGACTCTGCTGTAATAAGATCCTTTGCTAGGTGCTGCCATGAAGGCATCAAACATTTCCTGTGTTACATGGTGCGTGTACCATCGGCCGTTTGCCTGAATCTGAAGTGTCCCGGTTTCCGGATCCCAATCATAGCCGCTCAGCCAAGAGGATTGTACAGTTCCGGTCTGCCGTTCCTGTTTCTTTTCTTCTTCCGGGTGCGTCATGCTCTTGATCCAGTCCTTACCGGATGTCTTTTTCTCCTGTGCTTCTTTTCGCCAGGAAGGTGTTGTTTCTTCTTCCACTACAGGCTTCCCGAAAATTTCCTGCGGCTTCCCGGAAAGGTACGGATTGCTGGCTGTGCTGGGCAGGTAATCCCACAGCTTCGCCGCCTGATCATCAGACCATCCTACTTCATTGATAGCCGCTATTTGTTCATCCTTAGTATAGGATCCATATTTACCGGATTCAGTCGGCTGATCAACCTTGTCCAGGGCCAGACGGAATTTCATGTATTCGTCATAGGTTAATGCTCCGGATTCAACAGCTTCCTTACCCTTCGTCCATCCGGCAGCTTTGCTGTTTTCGTAGGTCTGAGCATATTCTTCCAGCTTCTGCTTGTCTGCAGGGGATGCGTTTTTATATACGCTTGTTGAGCGGATCGGTTTCAATGCTTCTTCTGCCTCCTGCAGTTCTGCCGGAGTCGTGAACCGTTCTTCCAGATCAGTTACCTTATCAACGCCCTGCTCCACTTTCAGGATACCTTCAATTCCGTCATTGATTGCTTTGTCGGTGAATCCCATGTCAATCATCTTTTGATATTCTTCCAGATATTCTTCGTTGTTTGTCCGGGACAGCTCCAGCAGATGCTGATAGGATTCACTGTACGTCACATTCTTCGGATCAGTTGCGTACTGAACGGCGTACAGATCTTTCATGCTCTTTGATAGTTTCTCCGGATCAAATCCGAATTCATCAACAAGCGTATTGCAGATTTCATTGTACTTCTCTTTGTCGCCGTTTTGGTATGCCCGGTATCCTACTTCCGCAAATGCTTTCTGATTAGCTGCCGGATCCAGATCCCAGGCCAGCGCATACAGGTCTGCGTCATACGGATCATCAAACACATCGCGCCCACGTTTATACATTGCTGTGATTGTGTTGTAAATATTATCAAACGGTATACCGAACATTTTGCTGACAGCAGACGCAACGGTCTTCAATTTCTTCTTATACTTCGTAAAGTCAAACGGTTCACCGGAAGTCAGAATGTCGCTTGCTGCGTCCCAGGCTGTCTTAATTGCAGATCCCATATCACCCAGCGCGGAGTCTGTCACGGATTCAAATCCGTAATAAGTATCACCGAAAGCCAGGGAACTGATTAAGGACCACACATCAGATCCGAATGGCAACATACCAAAAATGCCGGACCCAATATCCTTGCCCATGTTTTGGGCCATAACATCGAAACTGAAGTTTCCGTTTTTATCGGTATACTTTTCTTTTTTCCTCCGGAACAGATTCCACAGCATTGTCATTGCTGCGAAGGTCACCAGCTGTCCAATCTGGGAAGTGATTGCACGGCTCAGTTTCTTTTTGGCTTCCGCGTACTGTGCCTGCGCTTCTACGCTGTCAGCATTATTCTGCAGCTGTGCTTTCTTTCCTTTGAAGTTTCCAATTGCGTCATACAGCACGTTGAAGTTCTGCATAGGCTGCGTCTTAAACATCATCAGCGTCTGCACTACTCCGGACTTAGATCTCAGGTATTCCGGCCTCTGCAGGCTGGTGTAGTTCGGCTGTGTTTCTTCAATCACCTGATTGTAGATATCAGCTACTGCTCTGTAGTATGCATCGCTCTGTCCGTGGATACCGGCTCCCTTCTTGTACAATCCGGGATTATTATTCCGGACATAGAACTCGGATGCTTTCCACAGCTTCCGTGTCGTCAGCAGATCGACGCCCTGGATCCAGTTCAGGCCCTTCGGCAGGTTCGCAAAGAAGTTGTTCTGATTCTGAATGTCGCCCAATTCCTGAGTGCTGAATCCTTTGGTTCTGTACCACTGAAGCGGCGTATATTTAGCAATCAGATCCAGGTCTACATGTCCGTTATCCCGGAAGGCCTGCACAAGCGGACGCCATCCCAAAACGCCGGCAGCGGTCGGATAGGATGCGGCCTGCTTCATTGCTACTGACAGGTTCAATGTCAGAACGGCTCCGGCGTATTTGCTCCGGACTTTAGCAAAGGTCTTCTCCAGATCTTCCTGATTATTGTTTGGCGTCTGCAGGTCAGAGATCATCTTCTCGACATATCCCTTTGCTTTGTCACCCCATTTGTTTGTTATGGATTCCAGTACAGATCCTTCAAAGTTTTGGTACACGCCGTTAGAATCGAAGTGTCCAAGCGTGACGCCCATCAGTTTATTAATGTTTCGGATCGGAATTGCCAGCCCAACATATTTAGAAGTGGATTCAATGCTCTGCTTCAGGATGTCTGTAATATCACGGACGATGACAGGCTTCTTACTGCCTTGACGTTCTTTCAGGTTACCCATTCCTTCAATGGTTCCATCAAATTTAATGGCTCCATATTCCGCGCCAAGGAAGTTCTTGTCAACGCTGATCGGCAAATAATCGCCCACTTTTGCAATTGGGCATCCAAGCAATTGCTCCGATACTTCATTAAGGTAGTCCTTAGACATGCCATTGAAGTAGTCATGGATTGCGTCAGCGAAGGCGCGTTCCTGGGTAGTCATGTCTGCGGCCAGTTTGTTAAGAAAACTCTTAGTCACCTTTACCTTGGTGGTGTTACTTCCGTATGCATCAGAGATATTTCCCTTCATGTAAGCCTTCATATCCGGAAGAGTAATTCCACCGCCGGCAATATGTCCGTTCGGCGTATCTCTTCCGCACATGTGTTCCATCCATCCCTGGTCCTTGGATGCAAGGTAAAGAGTCATACGCATTGCCGGCGTCATCTGGATCCGTTTCTGCTGTCCGTCAGCTGTAAGCACATCATACTCCAGCAGTTGCGCTTTTGTGCCGGTCAAGAACTTCATCAGTTTCTTATTGGTCAGCCATTCTTTGAACAGGTCTCCAGCTTTCTTCTGGTAGTCAAGCATTCTCCGCTGTCCACCTGCAAGGCCCTGCTCGCCGGCTACTGCCTGGTAAAGAGGATCTGATTCTACGTACCCGGTCAGACGATGCATGAATCTTGTTGGCGACAGCGTCCCCTGCACCATGAGAGTATCGATATTACGCCACAATCCCTTTTTAGTTCCGGGGGAATTATCAATATCACGGATAATCTGCATGCCCATCTGCAGCGTATCTCTAGCGTCATCAACACCAATCAGCTGCTTCTCTGTCCGGATCGTTGTTTCCAGTACCTTCAGCGCATCGGTCAGTTCCCGGACATCATCCAGTGTCATATCTGCAATATGTTTTTGCGACAGCCTTGCAAGCTGTTTACCAATCAGGTCGTGCCTTGTCACAAAATCAGGATTATTTTCCTTTTCGCTCTCATACCAGGCACTAAGAGCCTGCAGGTTATCAGCCTTGCCCGAAGTCAGTCTGACAGCTACAAGATCCAGATCTCCAATCAAGTCCTTGATCAGAGCCTTATTAGCCTTTGTGGTTTTCATCCGGTCTAATCTCTGAGCAATCTTCAGAAGTTTCTTCCGGGCATCACTGTCTTCTTTCCTTGCTCTTCGGTTCTCAGCAACTTCTTTATAGTGATCCTTAATCTGCTGGATCTGTCGGTTCTTACTGGTTCTCGCACGTTCGCGCAGTGCATCCATTCGGGCCTTATTCTCATTCCGCAGGCGTTCAATCTTCTTGTCAGATCTTCTCTGTGCTGCCTGATACCGGTTCTCTGCCTTCTCCTGGATCCGGCTTATTACTTCTCCGGTCTGAATATCTGCCTGCGTGGGTTCACTGGTCGGTGCTTCCAGCAGGGAATTAAAGATATCCAAGGCTGCCGCCTGGGTAGCTCCGGCCATATCAAAGGAGTACGGGTTCTGCGTTTCCGGAACATAGTTGTCAACGAAGTCCGCAATATACAGCAGCTGGTCCGTTGCTGTGTTAATCTCTTCCGGGAACGCGGATCCCCACTGCTCATGTAACATCTGATAGTATTCCGTCACATCAATACCTTTTGCAGTAGAAATATTCATCCGGCCGAAATGTTTCTTTCGCCACTCGTTATAGTCACCAATGTCTGCAGCTACTCGCGGACTGACTTTGATGGTTGTTGCTTTGATGTCGCGCATGATGTCAGTACCATCAGACTCAACTACAGCCTGCGCGCTTTCAATCAGTTTCTTCGCAATAGGCAGCAAAGCCCGGTTCACATTGCTATAGGTCTGCCGGCCGCCTCTATTGGTCAGCAAATAGGTTCCCCAATACTGCAGGTCTGCAACAATCTCATCCGCTTTGATGGTTCCGTCATATACTTCAATCAGGTTCTTCGCCATCTTCCGGGCATCGCGTTCGCTGATCACGGACTTATGTTCGCGCCATGCAGCACTCTCCGGAGTATGTGCAGTCAGTTCTGCCTGGGCTTTAGAAAATTCATATTCCCTGGTCAGCTTCCTGTTTTCTTTTTCCAGCTGACGCACACGCTTCTCCAGATCGGTGGCCACGCCATCCATGGTTTTGTCCAGGGATGCGTCGCTGCTTGTTTCGCGGCTGTAGCGGATATCCGGATTATCCGGATTGAATCTCATGCTTAAAGGGATAACATTGCCTGCATCATCATAAGTAATAGCGTCTGCTTCCTTAAACTGAGATGAATTAAATACCACAAATTGATCCAGGCCCTGGCGCATTTCCCAATGAATACCATCATGCCCTGTTACATCTTGCATTGCTTCCAGCAGTTTGTCCTGAGAATCAAAAGCATAAGCGTCCACCATGTTTGAGAGAGCCGCCTGGTCCCCATACATTGACATATACTGAGCATATAAATCTATTTTCTGGTCCCTATCCATTTTAAGGATTTCGGCCTTGGAATATGATTTGCCATTAATGCCTTTATTCTGGAGTTCGTGCGCTATTCCGCTGTTGAAAAACCATTCTTTATTTCCTCTCGATATAATCTCGCGGATGTCGTTATAGGACAGATTATGGCTATAGGTAGAAATTTCAATAGGATTCTGCAGCTTGATGTATCCCTCAAATAAATGAGGATCCGTACCTGCAGTAACTCTTCCAGATGTTCCGTCATAATTCTTGGTGTATTCTTCTGCAGCTGATTTACTGTTTGTAAAATAGAATCCCTGCCCAATGTGCGAAGACAGTTTTGAATTATTCAATTTCTTCGGATCGAAGATTGTAAACTTTCCACCGTTTGCCGTTCCGTGGAAGGCTTTAATGGTGTAGCCTGCTTCGGCTGCAGCCTCGTCCACCAGCCTCTGCGCTGTTGTCATATCGCCCTTTTTGATTGTCTGCAGGTACAACTTATCTTCTGCAGTCGGGCTTACTTCTCTGGAATAGCGGATATCATCGTTGTAAGTATTAAATCTCTGTTCAATAGGTATGATGTTTCCATCATTGTCATACACAACAGGGTCTGAGGATTTAATTTGATTCGGTTTGAATACAATGATATGCTCAGTATCTGTTGCAGTTTCCCGTGACAGCTGGCCGAATTTCTTAGTTACTTCTTTGTCTACCACAGAATCAAATCCCAGTTCTTCAATAATTGCCCTGGTAAACTCCGCGGTTCCCATGCCTTCCCGGCTCCAGTCGTCTCTGGTTAGAAGCACTTCACCGGACTCGGCTTCTTCGATTGCATTATAGATGTCGTCCCATGTAATGCTTTCATAATCTACAGAATGCTCAACTATGGAACTTACTATATCTTCCAACACCGGGACGTCGATAACTTCATACATATCTTCCAAATCACGGTATGCATTATATACAGCCTGATCTATTGACTCATACAAGTGTTCCGCTCTTGCGTTATATAAGTCATCATAATAGTCGTCTTCGTTTTCATAATCGTCACGGTCCACCAGACTTTCATCAAAGTCGTCCATAATCTGATCATAGATATTAGTGCTGTTTCGGAAGTCACGGATATATGGATTGTCATATTTAAGATATACGTCATAAACCCCTGGGGTTTTATTAAGCTCTTCCTTTGCGATTTCCATCGCATGGTCATAATCTTCAACTTCAATGCCGTTCCATTCGCCAGCATCCATAATTACTTCCGCAAGGCTCTCTGCTTTGAAGTGATTATCTGCGCCTTCGATGTCTGCATAATGAGCGTCAGAATCATTCTGATCAGTGCTGAAATAAAAGCCTGCTCCGGAGTTTCCACCAACCTGGGCCTTTGTTCTATCAAACACAGTAAAGCCGTGTGCCAGTGTTCCATGATATACATGCACAGGTTTCCAGCCTGCAGCTTCTGCGGCATCATCCACCATCTGCTGGAGTTCTTCTTCATTTGTTCCCTGATTCTGTGCCAGTTCCATGTACCGCTGATTGAAAGCATCGGAGTCTGCTTCGGTACTGAATCTAATATCAGGATTCTCAGTGGGATTGTGGTTATCAACATATTTTACCTTGTTAGGATTAAACACAGATATTTCTATATTATCTCCATTATGACGGTTACCATCAGTATCAGTCTCACTGGATAATTTCTGGTTGCTGTTTTCTGTGGCCGGCGGCCCATTATTCCGCACTTCGTCCACGGCTTCAGCAGTAGCATTAATCTCATTAACTGTCTGATATACAATCTTGGCGGCTTCACTCAGAAAACCATTGTAGGCATCCTTCATTCCGGGCAGATCATCCATCTTCCAGATGTTCATCTCGCCATAGATGTCACATACGATTTCCTCTTTTACATCATCAAGAGACATACCAGGGAGTGCCTCCTGATATGCCGGGATTAGAGTATCATTGATAAACCGATTGCCGAATGTCTTCCGCAGCTGGTTCATGATTGTGCTGATCTTCTTGGCTTTATTGGCAGCCAGTTCTGCGTGCATGACTTCATGCCGGACCAGCGTATACGGAGAGAAGGTAGGATGATCCACACGCAGATATATGGTGTCGCCCTTAATGGCAGCACGCGCTTCACCATCTTCGGCCAATGACAGATTGTTGCCGGCAAAGGCTACCACTTTCTTATTATATTTCTTTACAAGTGCCTGGATCTTCCGGTTGTCCGGAGTATCATCCAGTTCTACAAGCTGTACCGTATTCTGTGTGGTTCCGTCATTAATACCTAACGATTTTGCGGTTGCTGTCTGCCCTGTAAGATGGTAGCCATTTGTGCTTTCAGATCCTGCATTTTCTGTGATGTTACGCCCTGCGAACGCAGTTTGTCCTGTTCCGCTTTCCAGTCTTTCGCTTTGGACTGCGGCACCCGGACGGTCATTCCGTTCGCTGCTTCCAGGTACAAATACGTTTCCTGATTCTTCATAAGTCGCTCCTTCCTCTATATCCTCAATTGCCGCATTATAAATAGCTTCTTTTATGTCACTGCCAATATACACCTGACTATTCTTAGGCAGCATCACATTTTCTAATGCCACGCCGTTTTTCGCTTGCTGATAAATTGCAGCGGCGCCGGCCTGGAACTGTGTTGCGTCCATATCATCAGCATAGTTTTGAGCGACAGCATCCGCATAATTCAATGCGCCCTGGTCGCTGGCCTTGCTCGCATAATCATAGATCTGTTCAATGTCCGCATTAACCTGCGCTTCGGTCTTGCTAACCGGAGCGTATTCACCTGGCGTAAATGCCGTCCTGGATCCACCAGTCTGCCCAGGATTCGTGTTTCCGGTCTCGGCTTCCAGTTCTTCATCTATATTATTAAAAGCTGTCTGTGGCCGATATTGTGCGTCCTGGTTGAATTCTATTCCAGCGTTCCGGAAGGACGTCTGCATGCGGTCCATATCTGCTGCATTGATTGCAGCCTGCCGCATCGCAGGTGAAATAAATGCTGTCTGAGGAATTGCTTCCTGTCCCTGCATGGCAGCATTGTAAACAGATCCCATTTCATTGAAGTATTGATTCACAGGGATCGAAGGATCGTACATGCTCCGGAATACATTGCCAATGTTGGAGTAGCCGCTTTGCGTGTAGTTGTTTGCAATTTCGTTGACAGTAGCAATATCCTGCTGTCGCTGGTCCAGGCTTCCACGGAATGCGGTCTGCCTCGGAGTCTGTTCTGCCGGCAGCGCAATATTGCCACGGAACGCGGTCTGTGTTGGTGCTGTCTGTCTTGCGGTCAGACCTGGGAATGCGGTCTGTCTGTTTCCTTCCCTTGCGGCGTTCCTCTGCTGGATCCTGGTTATCTCTTCTAATGTTCCCTGACGCAGATTGTCGTACATCTCCTGAGAAATCAGGGTACTGTTCTGGACATAGTTCTTAATTACTGACTGTGCCTTGGCAGGATCCATACCGTTCGATATTGCTTCGGTGATGGCGTCATTTACTCTTCTTGCGTCCTTGTCTGCCTGCAGTCTGTTCTGCAGGGAATTCACTGCATCATTATGTTCGCTTTGGAATTCATAAGTTCCGGTTTCCTGGTTACGGACAAACTCGCCGGCATTCCGGTCAGAGGTTGTCTGCTGTGCAGGTTCAATTGCCTGCACATCCGGGTGCATCAGTCTATTCGTGATCAGATCGTCAAGGGAAGGCTGGCGCAGTTCGCCGTTTGCTTCGGCCTGCACGATGGTCTGATACAGATCCCTGGCTTCCGCTTCGGATACCCTGTTCCAGATTCCGGATCCGGTTGCCTGCAGAGATTCCAGCCTTGATGCTTTTTTGAATGCTGCAGAGGAAGGGTCGAAACTCTTTCCTTCCTGAATGATTGCGTTCACTACATTGGTGTCCGTCAGGTCCATGGAAGGATTTGTCAGTATCGTAAGATCAGCTAAGTTTCTGGCATTTACATTTGTGGCATGCTGTCCATAGGCTTCCATTGCTGTACCATAAGATCCAAGGCCTGCTGCAGAAATAGCACCCAAGGCAAAGTCCTTGCCATAGTTTTTCATATGTTCTGTAAAGACATGGGAAAAAGCCTCATCCGTATCGGATGGAGCCAGGCCATTTTCGAGAATGTAGGCATTCATCTCGCGCCGCCAATCGGACACATCATGTCCTACCAGTTGATCATACATCAGGCCAAAAGCATCATTCATGGCGTCGCCCACCAATTCCTCGCCACCTTCAGCCAGCATCTGCTTTGCCCAGGAAACCCATGCTCCCTTGCCCTGCCAAACAGAGTTAAACAGATTGTCCAGTCCTATCTTCTCAGTGAGGAATTCAATGCCGCCGGAAGCAAGACCAGTCATGACTGCGTCCGTAGTGTTCATGCCGCTTTTTATGTTTTCAAGGGTGGCATTCTGCGCCGCATCCGTAGACATGATACCCAGGGTTACAGCTTCATTCACCTTATTTGCTACATCACCAGTTATGCCCAGAGCCTTGGTTACAGCTCCACCAAGAGCGACACCGTAGACGTTGTCGAGTGCAGACATACCTGCGTTATACAGCATATCCACAGCGTCCGCTCCGAATCCTTCGCCTCCCAGCATTTCGCGGAGCATTTCTGTGGTGGTGGATCTTACCTGGTTGCCGTAATTGTAATAAGCATACTTGGAGTTATTTGCATCGATACCGGGACCGGTTGCCAAATCAAGGCCCTGGGAAATTGCTGATGCGGCAGCAGTAAACGGTTTCGTGACGACAGACATCAGGTTGGCCATGAACGGCTCATTTCTTGTCCACTCCGCATATTCTTCGCTGATTGCGGCAGACAGCTTTTTATTCAGCTGTGGAGTTAAGCCATCGTAATACTGCATGGCAGCATCTTTGCCCTGGGTCTCCCAAAGGTAATTGAACATCTCCACTTCGGATTTTCGCATGAATCTTTCTGCACCGGAAGAATACTTGTCATTGATGTTGCCGTACTCCATCTTATCCCCGTTACCGTTTGCACGATAATGAAGGAAGTCATATGCTTCCTGGTTTCCGTTTACTGATTCATAGAACAGGTTGTCCTTATCATCCTGTGTCAGATTGTTTCTGGCATTGTCATCGGCATAGGATGGTACTGGCTGTGTGAATCTCTGTATATACTGATTGTTCTGATCGAAATCTTCATTCAGGTAGGTGTTCGCATATCTCTGCTGAAACTCCCGGTTATTCCATTCCGTCTGAAGCTGTTCCAGTGCATTGCTGAAAAGGTTGTCAGAAAGCAGTGGAGATCTCTGCCTTGATGTGTAGTCCTGTGCAGATGTGTTGGATGTTGCGAACGGACTCTGATTCTGCTGTACACCTGCGCTCATGACCTGATCGATAACTGCGTCAGCATATCCGGCGTCAATCAGATACTGCCTTCTTGACTGTTCGTCCGGAAGATTCAGGAAGTTCGTTATTTCGTTTGGCTGAAGGTATTCTGAAAGATTCACATTGCCGGAGTAATTGACAGCAGTATCCTTGCCCGGACCGTTGGCAATGCTCTGCGCCCGCTTCTGATCCGGTGCATAACTAGAATTAAATGATTTAGGCGTATTCTTGTTGTAATAATCAAACTGGGCCTGCATCCTTAACAGATCCCCTCTGGACATGTTGTCCAAGGATCCCCCAATGCCGGTATAGAAAGCCCTGTTTCGGATCTCATTTTCTCTCTGTGGTTTCGCGTCTATAAGCGGCGCAAAGATTCCCTGCGCCCGTCCCTTCGGCTGGAACTGCGTTACACGGGATTTCGCAAGATCCTGCAGCTGCTGATAAGCTGCAGGGTTGACCTTGCCATTCGGAAGGCTTGTCACCATGCCCCGGTCTTCGAACATGGCAGGCTTGTGCCGGTTATTACGCAGATTCTCGGCCTGAGACATTCCGGGCATAAGGGCGTTTCTCTGTTCCGTCAGCCTGGACAAGATTGCATTATAGGAGTCTTTATTCTGATCGGTTCCGTTCTTCTGCAGGTAAGACTTTAGTGTGTTGTATCCGGCCATGTATTCCCTGGGACTAAAATCCCCACGGACATAGGCAGCATCAGATTGCGCCATGAAATTCTTCGCAACGGCACTTGTGTTCATTCTCTCCTGATACCTTTGCCTATCTCTGACAGTTGCCTCATAATCTGCCTGGGCATTAGCAGCGGCCCTGTTGAGGGCCGTGCTGTTATTAATTGATGTATTTTGCTTTTGTGCGGAAGTATTTGCCCAGGAATTAGGGGATTTCTGCTGTTCGTTTTCTTCTTTTTTCTTCTTAAAGAAATCAAAATTAGCCATAATTATTCTCCGTTTATTTTGACATCTTGCGAATATTAAGCAGTTCCGGATTTAAGGATATGCTGCTGTAGCTGACAGGCACTGATGGTTGTGTTCCTCTGGAATCCCTTGCAGCACTAATGTTGTTGATCAGCCTCTGGGCGAGAGATCCTGCCGCCGGTGTAACTGCTTGTCCGCTGTTGCTAGAAGAAGATCCGGATCCACCGGAACCGCCTCTACCACGGCCACCGCCGCCTCTTCCACCGCCGGAGCTTTTCGCTGCAGCTGCCGCTCTCGCTAACTCATCCTGCCACATCTGATATTCCCAATCGTTGTAATCCTGCATTGCGCTCAGCTGGTCATATCCCATCTGCTGATTGCCCAGGAACCGGTTGTACAGATTGCTGTCCATGTTCAGGTACATGCCATTTTGATTGTACAGATCCTGAAGCCGGTCTGCCCAGCGTCCGTACTCGGTCTGATCCAGGCCGTTCAGATAGTTTCCACGGTTATAAAGATCCGTCAGTGCGTCTCTCCACCGGCCGTAATCCGTCTGATCTAATCCCTGATACATGTTCAGGGTATTCGTTGCTCTGTTATAGGCATTTTGCTCCAACTGAGGAATCATGCTCGCCAGCTGCTGCATGTAACCGTCATAGGTTTGCTGGGCTGCAGATCCGGCATAAGACGATGCAAGACCGCCAGTCCGCGCACTTACCTGTCCAAGCGTGTCCCTCATGGCCTTCTGTCCGGCTGTGGTGTACTGCTGTTTATACGCCTGGTAACTTTTGTCAGATTCCGGATCGTAGTCCCAATTTGCGATTCGGTTACTATAATCATCGATATACGGCTGATACTTAGAGTTGTACGTTCCGTAGTTATTGATCTGTCCGGTTACGCTGTCGATGTCCGGCTGATACCGGCTTTTGTACGGTCCGTAATTGCTGATCTGATTCGCAGTGCTGTTGATCTGCTTGTCATAAATCGGATCGTATTTTGCATTGGACAAGTCGTTTAATTTCTTAACAATCTGTGTGCTGTAAGTTCCGCTCCATGCCATTGTTCTGTTCTCCTTATGTAAATTGCATCCTAATTGCTGTTGTCTGTATTCCTACCAGTGTTCCATTGGTTAATCCGGAAGGCGTGCTGTTAAATGTCATCCGAACGGATACCCCCATGTCACTGATTTGTGTATTGATAGAACTGAAATCTGAAAAAGATAGATTCAACAGCGTTCCATTGAATGCCAGGTTAATCTGTTCAGATCCCGGATTCACAGCATACAGCTGTGCTTCTGACGCCAGAATTGGCTTCGATATCGGTATCATAAACCGGAGTTCCCCAGCCCTCATTGTGCCGATGTACTGGTTATATGCACCTACATTGATGTTATCTCCGGCATGAATAAATCCCTGTTTCATCAGCTGTTCCATGGACTGCATAGATTTTCCTCGTCCAGACCCCCAGAATTCAATCTGTTCATGCATATACTTGATATAGTCATACACGGTCCGGATCTGATCCGGCACTTGCATCTGATCGATATTTCTGATCTCATCGGGCATGATTGAATTCATCTTCGGCTCCCTTCTGTGTAATTCCGCTCCATGGCAAGGATCGTCATTGGTCCGTATCCGGACAGCTTCAGCTGCATCTTGTCACACCGCCCTGTCCGAATTACGAAGTCCTGCACCCGGTCTTTCCGGCCTGACGCCCTGGCAACAGGCCTCCATCTTTCACCGTCCGTCCGGATCTCAGCCTTTATCCAGGAGTCCTTAGGCAGTTCTGTCCGCAGGGTCAGGCCCCAATACCGTTTTTTCTCAAACGCATGGGATGTGCTTCCCCAATTCCCAGAGGATACTTCGTAGAATGGTTTGAATATAATCTCCCATTCGCCGTCCAGGGGAAGTCCTGTGGTTACTCGCAGCACACGGTTTGTATCCTCGCCAACAACAAGCACATAATTCTGATCGTTCAGATGAGCCAGTCCAAGGACATCGCCGTAGTCCTTTTGGATCCATACGTTGTACCGGGTATCGTACAAATAGGTTCTTGGTTCTCCGCTCGCATCGGTGTAATGCAATGCATACCGTTCTCCATCAAAAGCAGCCAGTGCATCGCTCATGCCGCCCTCGGACAGATCCTTGGACAGGATTCCTGACGAAGATCCGGAATAGGTAGCCAGTCCATGCTCAGACACATAAATGATAGTTCCGTTGCAGTTCACTGCTGACAGACCATTGCTGTCAGAAGTACCGTCCGTATCGTAGGTATATAATGCGTATTCTGCCGGAAAGTTTCCGAGCATCTTATGGATGACATGCTGCTTAAAGAAAAGCACATTGTTATTCATTGCCACACATCCGGTGAAGTTGCCCGGTGTTCCTACTGCCACCTGGTACGCATCCAAAGAATCTCCGGCAAAGGTCCAGAAGTCAGTCGGATCTCCCAATGCAGAGGCGTAGATTGTCCGCATCCGGGAAGAGCATCCCCAAAGCCGGTTATCCTTTGCACAGATGTAGTCCATGTCCGGAACATAGTTTCCTTCACCGTAGATCTCCAGGGACAGTTCTTCGCCCATCTGGGATCCGGACAACTGGAAGTCCTCAGTGAATATCAGGGCGACCCGGTACTGTCCGTTGATCTCTTTCTGGCTGACGGATTCAATCGTATAAATTCCATCGTTTTCCCGGTCTTTTATTCCCACCAAACGCACCTTTATTCCGGCAGTAAATACTTCCGAAGCGTGTTCGTCCGCAGTGAAGAAGCGCAGCATTCCACCAGTTCCATCCGGCTTCCAAATTGCATACAGCGTAACATCCGCATCTGTTGCGTATGGGCTGGATACCAGGTTAATATCATCAACGGACCGGCTCCATCCACTCAGGGCATACTGATCCAGTGTTCCGGTCGGAAGTGTTGCAGATCCGCTGGTGCTGGATGTCCAGATTGCATACAGCGTAATGTTTCCGGTAAGCGTCAGCGTGGCTCCTGCATTGTATGCCGTTCCTTTACCGTCTGCCTTGGTGTTCCATTGCTTAAAGGTGTAGGTGGTAGTCCTTGTGATCGTGTCCGAGGTCTTGCTGATTTCTGCTTCATCTTCTACCTTTTCGTAGGTGATCGTTACCTGCTTGGATTCAGACGTCTTGGTAGGTTTCGTGCTGGACAGTGTGATCGTAGTCCCAGAGTATCCGCTCTGTGCCGCAGGTTCTCCGGTTCCACCATTCGCGTCAAATGTGACAGTATATGTGGCGTTGGCCTGCCATACTGCGTACAGCGTCACACCGGCATTTGCCGAATAGGTTGCACCAGGATTATAAGCTACCGCACCGCCGGATGAAGTTGCCCAGCCTTTGAACGTATAACCGTTCCTGGTCGGTTTCGTGCTGGACAGTGTCAGGTTTGTCCCGTAGTATTTCGTCTGCGATCCCGGCGCACCACTTCCGCCGTTTGCATTGTAGGCTACCGTGTAGTGCGTCTTCGCTCCATAGGTCAGGGAATAGGATCCTGTACTGCTGTTGCTGGAATAGCTTCCTGCGGCAGTTTTTACGTACACCTTGCCGGCTACCGTTCCCCCGGCATCCTTTGCCGATACTTCGTAAGAATACTTAAGGGTATAGGTCGAATTCGGCGCATGATATCCGGAATGTGTTTTTACCTTGGATCCGTTTACATACAAACGGTAATCAACATAATCGCCGGACAGGGACTTTACTTTTGCAGTGACGGTTATCGTTGCTTTATTGCTTGTTCCGTCCCTGGAAATGCTGGTAGTCCAGTTCCCGTTGAACATGACGGTTCCACTTGCTCCGGCATTAAGTATCCAACTGTTCCAGGTTCCGCTTGTCGCCATCAGGTCGCCGCCTTTCTATACTCAATCTTTTCCGCTGTCACTTTGATCAAAAGCGGAGCGGTACTGATCGGATGTGATTTCATTTCGTTGTCCAATAGGTTGAAATAGACTTTATCAGGGAACATCACCAGCTTACTGTTAATGACCGCGTACTGCTTTGGAAGGTCCGTAGATACAGCATCGCCGCAGTATTCTCCACCGTAATAACATTTGAAGCCGGTTTCGCTGTCATTAGGTTCGTTAGACACCACAAAAAGTTTTTCCCATGCGAACATAGAAATCGGCTTATACCCTTCTGAAATTCCGGTATAGGTTTCTTCCGGTTGATCATCTGTTGTGATGTATGGAAACCGGTCCGTATTAATCCCTTTGCTGGACTCCATCTGCCCGTCCGTATAATTGTCCGTCAGATTGATTCCCTGCATCTGAAGTTCCTGGGATTTATGTTTCTGTACCGGCGTCCGGATCTCCGGATAAATCATATCCATACCCCCTTGATTTTTGCGTCTGTGTTTCCGGTGTTGTTTCGTCTCCACCAGGCTTTAACATCAGCCAATGCCCTGTTTGCCTCAATCATATCTATCTGATATAGATCTGTCTCCTCTTGGATGTGGTCAATATGAGGAAGAAGATAAAGAGGATATACATTACTCTTCGGATCCGGTATCAGAAGTTCCGGGTCATCCAGTTCATCCCACTCTGGCGCATCCTGTCCCATCATTTCTGCAATTTCTATATCCAGTTCCCAAAGCCAGTTCTTCAGGTCTTCCCTCGGCAGAGTGTTTGGCCGCATCCAATTCGCTATATCGATTGCTCTGCTTACGCGCATATTTTTTTCTCCTTATATAAAAATTGGCGCAACGCACAAGGAGGTAACATGAAAAAGATTCTTCCTATGCGCTGCGCCGTATATAACTTTCTACTGGTTAATTGATACCAGTCAGCAGCCATCCTCCAGTCGGATAACCGGTTATGTCATCTAAGCACCAAGAAGCAGCCGCTTCCAACAAACCGGACCGAACCACCCGTCAACCACATAGGCAGTTCCGTAAACAGTTCTCCAGTTTGTCTGCAGAGCTTTGATTGCATTTGTTGTAGCTGTTCCGCATGAACCGTCTACGGCTCCAGTGTAGTAGCCCATGCGTTTCAGCTCAGTCTGAAGGAATTTAACAGCATCGCCTTCGGATCCATTGCCAACAGCCGGCAGAATTCCTGCCAGATCCTTAATCGCTGTACCGGTATCTTTTCCCAGCATCAGGTCGATTTGTGCCTGGACTGTTTCGTATGCAAGTCCAATTTCGGCGCAGAAGTTCTTCCGGGCCTGTCCGTTAATGCCGTCATTGATACACTTCTGGGCAGCCTCTCTTGCGGTGTAGGTCGGTTTATCAGATCCACCGCCACCAAGGATTTTATTAACCTGGGCCACCATATCCGTAATGTGATTCATGATATATGTACCCGGGCAGTTCGTTGCGCCAAACCAGCAATGGAAAGTAATCACCATTTCATTGGCTTTCGGAGAATAATTCAAGGCCTTTTCCTTGGATCCGAGCCAAAGAAGGACGGTCTTCCCGTTCCGCTTGCAGATGTCAGCCATCAGTTTGATTGCGGCATTGTAGGCTGCAGGTTTCAGAGCAAACGGTTCCCTGGTATCGGATGCTATCTCAATGGTTATTGCTCTGTTGTCATTGGAATAACTGGAAGAGGTTCCTGCTGCATTCTTTTCTTCGCAGTACAGGCCAATCTGTCCGTCATATCCCACACCGTAGTTTGAAGTTGCGCGTCTTGATGTCTGCGCAAACAACTGACCGAGTGCAGTAGCTGTGCACTGTCCAACTACCATGTGGGGAGTAATTCTATCTATTGCGTGGGTCCTGGCTCCGTAATGATTGGTTGCCGGAGACAGGATCTTAACTGTTGCTAAAGGACTGTTTGTATATGCCATGTCCCTGTCCTTTCTACCACTAATTTTTGGTGGTCTGTGGTCATCCTCTGCTTGGATGATCAGTTAATATGTTTGAATTATTCTTCCTCTTCGTTGGAGAAGGTCCATCCTTCTGCGTCCTCCAGGATACCTAAGTTCTCAGGCATGTCATGCTCCTTTCTGCAGGTTCTTAATGTCGTGCTGGATAGTGTCAATCTCACCCTCACACTTGTACATGCGCTCGATCAGGCTGTTGTGCTTATCAACCTTCTTCTCCAGCTGCCCGATCCGGTACTTGGTCAGGCTGTTGGAAATAATCGCGGAAACTATTCCGCTGATAATCGTTCCGGCTAATGCGATAAGTGATACGATGACTGTGTTATCCATGGTTAATACCTCTGTTTTGTAATACCTTTTTTAACTTCAATCGCAGAATAATAAAAAAGAGGGGATGGTTCTCCCCTCAAATGAATGTTTTTGAAAAATATTTTTTCTTTCTTAAAGTTAATGTTATAGTTAAAGTTTCAGGTGTTTAAAGTTAATATGTTAAGGCACTGAATGCAGATAAGCATCCGAAAACGCCTACCCCATTTTATGTTCACATCCAGTGCCAAAACTCGTCCTTTAAGTGAGTTTCAAGAGCCATCCTTTATCAAGAATCCACCTATATATGATTTTAGCGATTGCTTCCCTACCGTACTGGTTAGGATGTGTGCCGTCATACATCAGGCTTGAAGGGATGAAGCCTCCTGCAATGTCTTCTTCATCCTGTGCAGTTGGGGTAATATTTTCTAATGCCAAGCCGTTTTCGACAAGTTCTGTCTGTATGTCAATATAATTGTCTGGATACGTTGCAAGCAGATAGGCGTTTATAGAATCGACATAGCCCCTGCTTGTTGACCCCTCTGTATAGCCAGAACTGTACGTTTCACCAAGTACAATCCAATAATCATGTGGTATTTTTGAAATCATACCATCATAGTTGCCAGTAATACCACTAACAACATTAGGCCAAGCATAGGAGAAATCATTTTTTCCGCACCATAATATCTGGCAATGTTGCGGATTGTAATACGGGTCTGGCAACAGTTTTGTGTTTGGCTTTACCTTTACAGCCGATGCCCCTTCGTAATCCCTTACAAAGTTGATGTTTCCCCCGGTAGTATGGATATATTTTCCGGAAACTCCGTTTAATATTCCGTGAACGCCATATGTGCCATCACCACCTCGCAGGTTCGTTTCACTTCCTGTAGTGGGCTTATAAGCAGTTATTAACACTTGACCGCTTGCAGGAATCCGGTTATCAGCTAATGTCAGATATATTTCATTTGAGCCAAATCTTGCAGATACCTGCCCACTTGCCTGCCCTGATATGCCACGGTTTGAAACTATCCAACCTGTACCAAGCAATGTTGCCAGGTAATCACAGTAGGATGTTCCATCATCGTTCATGTCTGTACGGGAATCCCCCCAAACATCTATGATACGTTCCACATCGCCGCCGTGGGTCAGATTAAGGCGTTTACTTGTTTTATATGGTGTAAAGTATGGCTGATATGGAGAAGGGATCGAAGATACATTTTTGCATAATTCCACAGGTGAATAAGAGGCAGAAAAGGATGCTCTAATATATTTTGCATTTGCATTTGAAACAGTATAACCATTATTATTATTAAAAGGATACTGTCCACTCACTCCTAAATACTGTTTTGTCTCATCATAAAGAGCAAGCCTTTCCCCTGAAACCGCTGATAGGACATATACGCCAGATGTCTGCATATATGTGTTGTAAAGCCTCAGCACATCCCCTGTTGAAACTGGTATGTAATCTGTTGTTTTGTAACTTGTATTTGATTCTATAACACCGTTATATATTATCTTGCCTGTTGTCAGTTTTGTTTCGTCAATCCAGTTTATCGGGTTTACGATTTCTGTTTCCAAAATCCTGTCAAAATCCGAAATATCGCTGTCATGCTTTCCGTTCAAATAGTCAACAACGCTCTCCAGATAAAAACCTTTATATGATTTGTATGTGTTTGAGGAATCATTATTGATTACAAGATACGCTGTGTCAGCAGGGGCAATTAGCCGTACATTTGTCAACGTAACAGAACCAGATGGAACAAAAGCAGACTCTAAAATTGTACCAGAAGAATCAACAAAACCCCACGGTTTTGCGCTTGTGCCGCCTGATGCAGAAATTGTAAATTTATCTCCAGCCGTGCATGGAACAAGCGCATATTTTTTTGTTGCATATTCTGTTGGCGATCCGATCGTTATACTTGTACCATTAAGTGCATAATAAGCACCCTCTGTTAATTCGATTTCATCGTTGTTTGTAAATAGAGTTAAACCATCCTTTAAGGACGAGATTTCATCACCTGTTTTCTTCGCGTCTGCGGCGGCTCCTGTCACAGTCAGCGTATCATCAATAACATATCCAGTTTCCTGGGTGACGTGTTCTGCCAACCAGTCCGCAGCTGCATCTGCCACCTGTGTTTGGCATGCTTCTCCCAGGGATCCATTGCTGGCCATAATATCCAGTTTCACATTGATTTCATCCTGCACATCCAAATTGGCAAGATAGTCCCTCATATAAACAAGAGCGTCAGCCACATTGCCAGCTTCCGCATCTGTTCCAAGCCACTCCCCGGCTTCATGATTTGCCGTAAATCTCCAAAGCTGATTTCCGTAAATGACATGGTCACCAATTACATAATCAGTGTATGCATCAAAAGACGGCGCAATCAGACCATTGGAGAATTCCGCTTGCACGCCGCTGTCTACATATCCATTTTCTTCTTCATCCCAGACATACCATGTACCGGTATCTTCGTTGATATACGGAGAGTAGCCCCTACGGATAACAGTGTTCGTAAGGGTATGATCCGGTGCATGGATAGCTTTTGCCAGTAGTCTATCTGCTGTACTCATGTGTTCATTCTCCTTAAAGATTTGTCTTGTCGCCCCAGTATCGAATCTGATCATGTACAAGCATATGGCTAATATTTTGCTGGGCGTCATGCCATTTTGCTTCAATCGTGCAGGGACCTTCTTCCCAGTTCATCGATTCATCCTGCGTAATTGGGCATTCTATGTGCAGGCCATCGTCTTCCACCACGCAATCATCCAGCGTCCAGTGTTTCAGTTCGCCTATTTCGTTGCGTAGGGATACAGAAAGATCTGAAAATGGTGCATCATTAATGTCATCCCATTCCAGAATGATCGGAAGATTCGTGCCCTGAATAATCATTTTAATACTTCTCCTGTCATATACAAAAGGGCGTGAGGATCTCACACCCTATATTTTTTCGCATCGTTTGCATATTCATCAGACAGCTGTCTGCGTTTCTTGTATGCTTCGTATTCTGCCCGGCGAGAGTTTTCTAACACTTCTACCACATTTCTGGGAAGCATCACTTCTACTTCTCTCTGAATCTGATAGGATTTTCCGTTGACAGCGACAAAGACATCGCTATTGTCACTCCGGTCGAAGGGAATGGTATACGGGATCTTTTCTTCCCAATATTCCTTGCTATTAGTATCTACAGTTTTCTTTTCTTCCGTTGTTTTGGTTGCCATATATGTGGCTCCTTTCATTGGATATTCCCGGAGGCAGAACTCCCCCGGGATAATTAGTTAATCTCAGTTCGTTTCGGTGGTTGCGAATGAGGAAGTAGACTCGATCCGTACCATGTACTGCTCCACAAGTCGTACAGCAGTCTTAATTGCTTTCCAGCCTACGGTTGCCCTCTGGTTCAGAGGATCGGCTGTACCGGCAGAACCCAGCTGTTTCACGATATGCTGCAGACCACCGCCGGCGATGTCGGTAACGCCGTATGCGTTCTGTCCGAGAATCATGGTTGCGTATACGTTCGCACTGGATGCACCGGCGCCTGTAAAGACCTTGGCTTCCGTTGTCTCGGCGAAACGTACGCCTGCAATAGATCCCAACTCACCGTTGTAAATGTTGGCAGTGTCCACGTACTGGTGCGGATATTTCCAGTCAGGATCGTCCATCAGGTCGAAGTCTACATCCGGATGGATAATTCCTACATAGTAGCCGCCGATTCGCGGAGTATTGAACAGCTTCAGCTGTCTAACTGCCTTACGAATATCCTTAACGGTCAGCTTGTCGGTATTGGCAGCCAGCGCAGATCTGGCAGACTTGCCGTTAGCATAGATAACATTGGTACCTGCAGTGATGATATCCCTGGTGATTGTATCCAGAGTCCGGCCTGCCTGAGATGCCAGCAGGTTGGTGGCTTCAACCAGGTTGTTATCAATTGCAGTCAACATCAGTACATCAGACAGTTCGATGAATCCACCGTACTGGCCCACGGTAGCAGTGATGGCGGTTGCGTCCAGTTTCTGTCCGGCAGGTGTCACGCCCTCAGACAGCGGAGTGGTCAGCTTCGGAAGGGAAGCGTATTTACGGAACTCGATGGTTTTACCACCATTCTTAGGAATGGGGCGTTTCTGCCCGAACTGATCATGCACCAGCTCCGGTTCTGCCATCCGAATCAACTGCTTATCGTAAAAAGTTTTCATTTCCACGGACAGGTCGTTGCCGGTCGTTGCCGTGGTATCGGTTGTCTTATTGGTCTGAACGTAGGTAGGATCGAACAGGTTCAGGACCGCTTTGATTAATTTGATCATCATTATCGTACTCCTATTCCCAGGACGATGATGATCGATGCTGTGTTATGACTGTCTCAGGGTGATTATCTCGCCCATTGCAGCGCGCCGAATCAGATCATCCATGTCCTGATCAGTTAAGTTTTTAACATCAGTTTTGGTTACGAACGCGCTTTGGCTTCTGGATCCGTTCTCTACTGGCCTTGTTCCCCTTGCCCTGACATTATCGGTCACAGCCTTTTCGGTCTGTGCCGCTGCATTCATTGCGGCTGCCTGGGTGATTTCGTCAAGATGCATAACCTTGTATGCGTGTTCCATGGGAACGCCATTATTCAGCAGTGCGGCAAATTCCGGGTTCTGAATCTCCTGAAGCAGATCAAAGTCCGGATAGGTAGCTTTGATGCTGTCCGCTTCAGACATCCATTCATTCACCTGTCTCTGCTGGGTTTCCTGTTCCTGCCGGATCTGTTCCTGCCGGATCAGCTGCTGATTATTCAGCTGCAATTGCTGGAACTGCATGTACTGGTCGGTTGTCATCCCGTGTTTATCTGCTTCGCTCTCCCAGAGAGTGGCGTCTGAATCCATTGCAGTTATCAATTCATTTACATCTGCGGTTCCGTACTTGGTCTGAAGTCTGTCCAGTAAAGGCTGATAGGAATCAACACTCTGCTGCAGGTTCTGAATCTGATCATTTGCGCCTTTCAAACGGCCTTTGATCAACTTCTGTACCCTTGCATCGTCCAGGTCCTTATAATCCTTCAGAAATTCGTTGTAAGCCTGGGTGCGTTCGTTTGCTGCTGCATCGGCGTCATGCTGCTGCGGTAAGTTATCGCCCGTCTGCTCCCCGGCGGCAGGAGCTGTTTCGCCCGGTGTTCCGGCTTCGCCTTCAAACAGATCGAGGACTGCCGGAAGTAAAAATAAAGATTTTGACATATGGAATTGTCCTTTCTCGGGATGCGTTGCCCGGTCGTTTTATCCGTTTGTATCGCAAAAGGGATATGTTATCTCCCCTCAAACGCATAGCAAATTAAAAAATATTTTGAATCATAACCACTTCGTCCGGATGGGCTTCCCGGATTTGCAATAGGCCGATAGTGATACACCGGAAATCCTCTTCCACAAACTCGTTGCCAGCAATGCACTCAATCATCGCATAGCCCGGTTCTAACTTGGAGTAGTGGCAGTAAGCCTGATCCTGGTTCCATAGTGTTCCTTCCAGGCAGTACATCAGACCGGATACAGCGGCACATACCTCTTGGCTGTTAGCATGATTCTCAACAAGAATCTTGTAGTGCTTGTTGTTTTTGGTTGCAGTAATCTCTGTCATTCTGCTCATCTCCTTGCTGGGTTTGCGGCTTCCGTGTTAGCCTGGCTCATGTCCGGTGTTGACCGTTTCGCAAGCCTCTGCTGGTAAGAAGTGGTCTTAGGCTGCAATGCTGCGTCTGCTCCACCACCAGCTGGTGCGCCCTGCTGTGGTGCAGGGGCTGCCATACCTGCCCCTGGGATCTGTCCCTGGAACTGGGGCAAACCCATGGCTCCGGTCAGTTGATTGATGACCTGCATCTGCTGCTGCACGATGTTAAGCAGGGTCTGTCCTTCCCGGACGGTCCGCTTCACCTGGTCGATGCCTTCAAATTCCATCATCTCCAATGCGCCCATGGCTTCCTGTGCACGTTCCGGATTGAAGAATCCCATGCCGTACAGTTCCTGCGCCCTCTGATTGCCTTCCATGGTCGAGAAAGGATTCCGCTTCTGGGCGTTAACCTTCAGGTCAAAGATCGGTCTGCGGAACAGGATCTGCCCATCAGGGCCTACACCTACCGGCTGCTCCTGCAGCTGGGCGTTGCTGATCTGTGCAAACTGGTATTCCGTCTCGTTGTTCCCGGCCACACGGAAGGCTCTGGTCTCATCGTAGAACTGCCGCATCAGTTCGATGCACAGGGAATAGATCTCTGCACAGCGGTCATAGGATCTGCCAATCATGTCCCGGCTGGTTTTGTTTCCGGCTTCCTGTAAGGCTGAAATGGCTGCCGCTGCGGTGATGCCCGAAGAGGTGCTGCCGGCGTTTACATCCCGGTTGGATGAAGTGTCTTTCATTTCGTCGATCTTCATCTGCAGGATCTGTGCGTAGATCGGAGACGGTGGATTAATCTGTACTTCACGGAACCTATCATCGCCTACAGCTCCGGACACTTTGATTACTTCGTTGTTCCAATCAGCAAATTCCTCGGCGTTCATGTCCGCAGAATCAGATACAATGAACCGCTTCCTGGATCCCATCATGGAAGATTGCAGCAGATTGGATGACAGCTCATCGATATAGAGCTGCGGATCCCGGCAGATCGATACGATTCCGTAGCCGGCAGGAGTGCCCTTCTGAGGGTACAGTACGTCAAATACCAGGGGATATTTACCATGGTCATAAAATCCTCTGTCCGCGTATTTCGGATCGTTTTCTGAGGCATACAACACCTCGTCATTGCAGAATTTGACATAGTGTAGGACGGTTCTTCCGGTCGCATCGTGCTTCTTGTAATACCAGTCAACAACTGTAGACTTCTCGCTGAGATCTACCTGTGAATCGTACATGTACTGCGGTACATCTATCGCCCCGGATCCTGACATCTTGCCGGCATGCTCTGGGTACATCTGATCAAGCAGATCGGTGTCCACCAGCTCGGATATAAAGACGTTCCGGCTGTCCTGGATATCAGTAATACCGGGTTCGTACAGCACTTTGGTTATATCTACAGTCTTTATGCTGATATCACCCAAGCCATTTTCCTTGGTGCTGTCCCAGAAGATTCCATACACAGCGGTTCCGTGTTTCAGCTTCTCCCACCAATTGTCCGAGTACGCGCGCTTGAAATCGTTGTACTCCATGACTACAGGAAGAATGCTGGACAGCAGATTAGCGGACTGCTCGTCCGACAGTTCCCTGGGCAGAACTAATGGCTCCGGATAGTTGTCCATAGCATCAGCATGTTTGTTGATGATGGAGTTAACCAGCCATGCAGAGGTAGGTCTCGGTCGAAGTTTTGCCTTCTGCCGCTCTTCTTCGGTCTGCGACATGTTGATCACGTCCCAGTGACGCAGTTCCCACCATTTTTCTTCTTCGATAACACGGTTATCCAGGTAGGCCTTTGCTTGCCGGTACTTCTGCATGATGGCACGCGCGTCGTGGATCTGCTCCACACCGATTACACGGCTGTGGAAGGTCTCTTCCTGTGGCTCTGCCTCGGTGATGACGGTACCAACGCCGATGCTCTGATCGTATGCCGGCATTGGTTCCGGCCCTTGCGGTTGGTTTTGTTCCCATACTCCCTGCTGCATCATTTCCTGATTCTCGTCCTGGATCGGACTGGCAGCAGTTTGCATGGATTCGGTTTGCTGGTTTGCTTCCGGAACAGCTGCTTCCTCCTGCCGAAAGTCGAATGGTCTTCTTGGTATAGTTGGCATATCTTTATCTCTCCTAGTAGTGCCGATAGAAATCATATCTATCGGTTTCTTTGGGTTTGTAATAGTTGTCCAGCGGATCTAATGGATCGTACGGTTTTGGCATTGGGATCTGCTTGATTCTTGCTGCTATTGGGTTCTCCATGCAGACATATCGCCACTCGTCATAGATGTGGTCCTCACCATCCGTGTCGATGTCTTCCACGTTCGTCTCGTCATATACCAGGTTTGGTACGGTTCGGATGAAGTGTTTGCAAGTGCTGAATACCTGGAACATCGGGAAGCCTCTTTCGTCAAATGCAAGCCGGTGATGGCATTGCATTTTGCCGTTGATTCGGTCATGGTTTCCCTTCTCAAAAAACACTCGCTCACGTTCCATCAGTGCGCCGATGCTCTCGGTTCCTTGTGACGCCCATATAGCCGGGTCTCCTACTCGCAGGATCTTTCGGTCTTTAAGGTTCGGATCTTCAGCTTCTATCTGCCGTATCATCTGTGCCACATATGTCGGTTCCTGCTTAACCCCGGTATTCGGTTCTCCGGTGCATCCATACAGTTCCCTGATGCCGTACATCTCGCGCTCGTCTCCGATTGCGTACCAGTGTACAGAGAATGGCCTGCTGTATCCCCAGTCAAGGCCGCACCATATGGGCCAATGCTTTGGTATGTCAAACGGATCGATAACATGCGTCCATTTCCTGTCTGCATAATGTTTGTGGTCGTTCTTCCATTCCACAAACACCTGGCCGGAGAATGTATCCCAATCACCGTACAAAAGCGCACGTTTTTCTGCTTCTGGGAGAGAGGCCAGTTTTGCCAGATACATCGGATCGTTTTCCAGCAGCTTCTGGTTGTCCCACACGGAAGACGGAACAAACAGTCTCGACATTCTTGCATTTTTGATTGTTCCATCCGGCTCTACCCACTGCACATCTTCCCAGATTGTTTGCATTGGCGTTCCAGCCGTTATAAATCTTTCCTTTACCCAACCATGCCCCACGCCTCCCGGGTTTGCTGATGCTCTTATGTAGCATTCAACCCCAGGGCCATCTGGCCTGTTTCGTGATTTCAGGTATTCATACTGGGTGTATGTAAAGTGAGTCAGTTCGTCAAAAGCAATGTATTGGTACTGATGGCCTTGATAATCGTACTTAGTATCTTCGTGTTCTAGGTTTCGTAAGAGGATCTTGGCACCAGACGGAAAGTTCCATGTGTGAGAAGATGAATTGTACTTTGCCATCGGAAAGGCCGGCTTGTATATTCGCTGAGTTTTGGCGATAAGTTCCTCTAACTGTTTGTAAGTTCTACGGAATATAATGCCTTTGTAGTGAGGGATATTTACTTGGCGCAATGCTTCTGCAACTAATGCATCACTCTTGCCACCGCCAGCACTTCCACCAAAAAGGACTTCATCTTCTCCGCGAGACAGGAACACCTTCTGTCTTTCTTGCGGTTCCCAAATCGTATTACCCATTTGTCTTTTCTCTTTCCGGAAGAATCACAACGCCGGCCGTCAATGATTCGGTATCCAAATCTACATCGCGCTTGTCTCTCCAGTCTTTCGGCATCCGGTTCTTTGTCCAGTAGATTGCCGCAGTAACATTAGGTGGGTACCATTTGCTAATGACATGCTCATTTCCTTTGGAATCAATTACTGTTTCTTCGTTCCAGTAGCCTGTTGCCATTCGATACAGTGCATTAACCACCCTGGCGTCTGGAAGTTCCTTTCCCCCTTTTAAGGCATCCGAAAATTCCGGGTGTTCCTTCTTCCAAGAATAAAACGTACTGAGGGAAATTCCGATCTTATCATTGGCAATCTGCTTGTCCGTAAGACCTTGCCTGCTCCAGTGAGTAGCTTTCTCCATCCCACCATCATCTACAAACTTCTGGTACTTACCTGTTGCACCGCGCATATTTACCCCTGCTTATCGCTGGCATTGATGATAGAATTCCATACAGCAGAGATACCGGCAGCCAGCGCACCGGTGATAATAGGCAGATAGGTCGTCCACTGATCCCATTTAAAATCCATGTAGTTATTCAGCATCATTACGATCTGTGGTATCAGGACGCCCAAAAACGCCTGTACGAAGGTTTTTAAGGCACGCATGCCTACATCTTTGATCTTCATAAAAAACTCGCTCCTTCCTATGGTTTTGCTCTTTGTATAGCATGTTTGGACGCGTGCTTCTCCCCTCAAACGATGGGCCGAAAAAACTTTTTGAAAAATTTTTGATTTTGTGCTTGACATCCTCTGCGTATAGGTGTACACTCAGAGCGAAATCAAACACAGGCACACACGAAAGGAGATAAATGAAATGACAAAGGCACAGGAAATGGAATTATTAGAACAGATCGCGGACCTGATCGAGCAGGCAGGCGATGACAGCTATATCGGAAGAGCATTCGAAGGATGTTACCTGATGGCAAAAAGCAACATCAAAGATGATTTTTGGAACAGCATGAAAGAACAGAGAGATCTGAACCAGGCAGAAGCAGAAAAATGGATGGACAAAGCAGAAGAATACAAAAAAGAACTGGACGCATCCAAACAGCTCCGCGAAGACCTTGAGAAGAACCGGGATTTTCTGCTGGAAAAGGTAAATGAAACGAAAAAATGCAACACGGAACTTTGGAATCAGTTATGTGAGCAGGAAAGAAAAGCCAACGAACTGGAGCAGGAAGTCATTCAATTAAAGGCAAAGCTGTACGATTTGATTTGTAAGTGATAAGCTAGTGAAATAGAAAGGAGAAGAACATGAGAATCGATTATTACGGACAATTACCAGACAGAAAGCACAATACAAGATGTGCCGTTATAGAATTCAAAGAGAGTGAAACACAAGCCGTAGAAAAAATCATTGACCTGATATACAAAGAAGGCTATCACGACATAAGCGGTTTCGATGAATGCTGCTTCATCGGCGTGTGGGATAAAGAAGAATACAACGACTTAGTCAAGCTATACAAAGAGGCTAAAAAGCAGATAAAAATCCTCTGATGAGTCTTTGAAAATTAAGACGAAACCCCGAAAGGGGTCAGGATTATAAAGCACATACCGAAAGGAGAGAATCATGAGATACATCATCAGAGACAGAGAAGCAGGAAACAGGATCGCAACATTCCAGACATTGGACGCCGCGCAAGAAGAGCTGCTCACGTACGAAAAGGCAGACAAGGAAGAAGGTACTTACACAAAAAATTTTTATGAAATCGTAGAGCAAAAAACCTTCCGCGTATGGTTCAGCACTCTTTGGGGAAAAGAACTTCCGGAAGAAATCGAGGCTGATTCCGCAGAAGAAGCCATGGACATTGCAGCAAAATACTATGCGCGGCCGGGCATTGGCGCACATCCGGTCAGAGTCGAAGAATATCCGGCAAACCAGTGGCTCTGCCGCACATGGACTAAGCGTGACGGCTCCTGGACATCCGAGATTGACCGTTTCAACACCAAAGCTGAAGCAGAAGACCATGGCAAAACATTTGTTAATCTTATTGGCTTAGACGATGAAGAACGCACCTATGAAATTCATGAAGTGAGGGCTGAATGATGACAAGTGAAGCACAACGGAGAGCGCAAGCGAAGTACGATGAAGCGAACACAAAGCAAATCAAAATGAAACTGAATATAAAAACCGACACAGACATCATCAAAAAGCTGGAAGCAGTTCCAAACATCCAGGGATACATCAAAGATCTGATCCGCGCAGACATAAAAAAATAGGGGCATCAAGCCTCTATTTTTTTTGCATGCAGTTCGTAATTTCCACTTTTCAACTTCGTTGTCTTAACATTCCATAATCCTTTTGGCTGCTGGATCTCCAGTACGTATTCTTCTCCCTTCTTGTGACCGAAGGTCGTACACACCTTTGCCAGCACCATAAAAGCCACCCGGTATACCTGTGCTATGCCCTCTTCTTTTTCCTTCTCCTTCTGCGCCACCACCTGCCGCCACATCTCGCGCTCATGATGGAGCTTCTCCCATAGTCCCTCCACGGTCGTCCCTTCCGGAACCGGCGGCATACTCACTTCCTTGGCCTGTTCTTTGCCTGTTCTCGTTTCCAACGTCTCACCTCTTTCTGAATTGCTATTTTCTTTTCCGCACATCGATCCTGCATCTGTGCAATGGTACAGGATTTATAACCTTCTGGATCCGAGCAATAATGTTGCAGGTATTCCCTACACGCCGCGATGCTGGGAAAGTTTATCCGGCATGACCCCTCACAGTAGATCTGATTGGGGCCGTTGCTGGTTATATATGGGCAATAGTATCTGTAGTGATAATAATCCATTGTTCACTCTCCTTGTTGCCGCTGAGCCTCCAGGATCTCTCGTCCTCTCTTCGATAACTGCAGCTTCGAAAATGCTGACTCGCAAATGTTCCGATCCGATCTGCACATATTTCTCCGCATGTACTCATGCAATGCTCTTTCCGTCAGTGCAGTTTCGGCCATGCTAAACTCTATAGTCGCCTGGCTTACTGGCTCGCGTTTTTCCAGTTCCTCTATAGCATCGTCATAAGCATCAATAAAAGTGCTTGTGAGGCGTTCCTTCACCAGCGGATACCACAGCTTCAAGCGCTCCGCTATTTCATTTGGTTTCATCTGTGTCTCCTTCCCATGGTTCCGGCATTGGCATCCATGCAACAACAGCATGACCATTGGCATTCAGCCATTCACCATCTACCAGCCATCCCATTTCAATTTCTCTTTCCCACTCGAAATCAAGCGTCACAAGATAGTCGTCGTCCTTTTCTGGCAACCGTTCACTGACCGGAATCCATTCCGGTTTTTTCTTTAAGGCTTCAATTGCCATATCAAGCATGGGTATATCCCTTTCATCAAGCCAGTCTTTTCCGCCTTGCTTGATAATGCTTTTGCAGAGTTCAAGTTCCAGGATTGCTTCTTCTGTAAACATTCCTCGTCCCTCCTGTTGATTCAAGTGCTTCAATTGCCATGTGTGTTGCTTCCATGACCGGGCATTCACGATCAGGGCAATGGTACGCATCATCTGCGGAATAGCAGTCAGTACAGCTTTGCGTCTTGAGAATTTCGATTGCTTCTTCTTTAGTCATTCATCTGTTCTCCTTTCTCAACAATTTTTCTCTCATCTTGTCAAGCATACGATTCAAGCAGACAGGTACGGGGATTTCTGTCACGTGTATCATTTGCACTACTTTTGGCTCGTCAATCCTGTATCGATTTTCCCCATCGTCAATATAGTGCTCCAGTGTTAAGCGATATATTTCATTCGTCATCACTCGCCCTCCTCTTTCTTAAATCCCGGAATCACCGCCATTGACATTCTTGCAAATGCTTCATTAGCTAATTTTTCATCCTCTGGGTCGAACCGATTACATTCATGCCATCTGATTGTTTCATCCGTATCTGCATCATGCAATTCTCTGATATGA